TACATGATATCTAAAAAGAAGCAAAAGTATTTAGTACCTAAGCAACAAATACTTTTCTTAAAAGATCTTGGATCTAATAAAACTGTATACCAAGAATATGGATGGAAGAATACAGGTACATTGTTTAAATCCCATCTTATATCTTATGCTATTGAATTTTTACGTGAAGAAATAGATGAAGATCTTGATGATGAAGGTAATACTATAAGTTCTACATTGGGCATAGAGAGAATACCAGATCCTATGTTACTAAAGGAGATGCTAGCATACCAGCCGGGAGTAAACGTGGATAGATTAGTTTCATTTGCGGCATTAATTGCTTTTGCTAAAGTTCAGCAATCAAACAGAGGTTATTTGAAAGTTAAAGAAACAGATTCTTCTTTGGAAAAGTCACAAAATTTGTATAAATTAAAGTATACTCCGTTTAAAAATATAGGGCGTAATAAGTCAACTTTAGCAAGAAAAGTAAAAAGAAACGGATTTAAAAATTTTAGATAATGAAAGTATTTAATGCATTACAGCTTAAAAATGGTGCAAAGGGCGAAGGTTATCCAACCTCATCAAGTCTAACACAGCCTATACAGTTTTTACCATCAAAGAAAAAAGATGATGACTGGTATGCTTGGAATATAGATTGGTTAGAGTTGCAAGGCATTGAGTTTTTAAGACACAATGCAAGAAAGCTTTTAAAAAATTATAAACTTGCCAAAGGTATTATTGACAAGACAGATTATATTGTAGAGGAAGATAATGACTACAAAGATTTAATGGATGTTCTAACACAAGAAGATTCATCTGCATTAGAGCTAAAGTTTTACCCTATTATTCCTAATGTAGTTAATGTACTTAGTGGTGAGTTTTCCAACCGTTATTCTAAAGTTCAATTTAGAGCTGTTGATGACACGTCTTATAATGAGATGCTAGAACAAAAAAGAGCCATGATTGAAGAGAATCTATTGGCAGACGCATCAGCACAATTGACGGCAAGAATGATTGAGATGGGTGCTGACCCAGAATCAGAAGAATTTCAACAACAGCTATCTCCTGAAAATCTCAAATCACTTCCAGAAATAGAAGACTTCTTTTCAAAAGATTATAGATCTATGATAGAAGAATGGGCATCTCACCAACTTGCGGTAGATGAGGAAAGATTTAAAATGCAAGAACTTGAAGAAAGAGCTTTCCGTGATATGCTTATTTGTGATAGAGAATTTTGGCATTTTAAAATGCTAGAGGATGATTATGACATTGAACTTTGGAATCCTGTTTTAACATTCTATCAAAAGTCTCCAGATGTTAGATATATATCTAATGCAAATTATGCCGGTAAAATTGATTTAATGACTGTTTCAGATGTTATTGATAAGTATGGTTATCTAATGACAGAAAAACAATTACACTCTCTTCAAGAAATATATCCTGCAAGATCCGCACTATATCAAGTAAATGGCTATCAAAATGACGGTTCATACTATGATCCTTCTAGATCACATGAATGGAATACTCAAATGCCAGGACTAGCATACAGACAATATGTAAGTAACTGGGATTCTGATCCGAAAAAAGGAGGTGATATTGTAAGCATGATTCTTAATGAGGGTGAAGATGTAGGTATATGGGGTGAATCAGAGCTCATGCGTGTTACGACAACGTACTGGAAAACACAACGCAAACTTGGACATTTAACCAGAGTAAAAAAGGATGGTGAGATAATTCAAGAAATCATTGATGAAAATTATAAAGTCACTGAAAAACCTGTATATGATACAACAATCTATAAGCAAAAAACAAAAGAAAATTTACTTGAGGGTGAACATATAGATTGGATTTGGGTAAATGAAGTATGTGGCGGTGTTAAAGTTGGACCTAACTTACCTGCATTCTGGAGATCTAATATGGGTGATAATATTAATCCAATATATCTTGGGATAAATAGAACTAAGCCGGGAAGAATACCATTTCAATTTAAAGGAGATAAAACATTATACGGATGTAAGCTTCCAGTTGAAGGTAGAGTATTCTCAGATAGAAATACAAGATCAACATCTTTGGTAGATCTAATGAAAGCATATCAGATTGGATATAATATGGTAAACAATCAGATTGCAGATATCTTAGTGGATGAGCTTGGTACTGTGATTATGTTTGATCAAAATGCTTTACCAAGACATTCAATGGGGGAAGATTGGGGTAAACACAATTATGCAAAAGCATATGTAGCAATGAAGGATTTCCAAATGCTGCCGCTTGATACCTCTATTACAAATACAGAGAATGCAACAAACTTCAATCACTACCAGACTTTGAATATGGAACAGTCTGGAAGATTAATGTCTAGAATACAATTGGCTAATTACTTTAAACAACAAGCATTTGAATCTATTGGTGTGAATGCTCAACGTTTAGGAGCTCCAATTGGGCAAGAAACTGCAACAGGTGTAGTTCAAGCATTAAATCAATCATATGCGCAAACTGAATTATATTTTACACAGCATGCGGATCAACTAATGCCAAGAGTTCATCAAATGCGTACAGACTTAGCTCAGTTCTACCATAGTACTAATCCTAGTGTTAGACTTAGTTATATTACAACAGAGGCTGAGAAAGTAAACTTTGTTATTGATGGCACAGATTTATTATTACGCGACTTTAACATATTTACTACAACTAAAACAAATCATAGAGCTATTCTTGATCAGTTAAAACAAATGGCTATTCAGAATAACACTACGGGTGCAAGTATTTATGATTTAGGAAATGTGATTAAAGCAGAATCTATTGCTGAAGTTTCTGATATACTTAAAGATGCTGAAATAAGAACTCAGCAACAAAGAGAGCAAGAAATGCAGCAACAACAGCAAATGCAACAAGAACAGCTTCAAGCATCTCAGCAACAAGAACAAATGAAATTGCAGTTTGAGCAAGAAGAAAATGAAAAGAATAGACAAAATGATCTAATGATTGCTGAAATTAAAGCTGCGGGTTATGGTGCTCAAAGTGATATTAATCAAAACATGCAGTCAGACTTTAAAGATGCAATGTCTGATATGAAAGAAACTGCTAGATATAGAGAGCAAATGGACGTAAGAAGAAATGAAAACGTCATGAAGCAAGCTGAAACAAAAGCTAAGATGGATGTAGAGAAAGAAAGGCTTAGAACTCAGCAATCAGTTGCCAACACTAATTTAGAAATAGCTAGAGAGAACAAAAATAAGTATGATGTTCAGGCTAAAAAAGAAGAAAACAAAAAGAAGAAAAAATAAAATAAATTTATTTTTAAAAGTGTTTTCTAACGTTAGCTATAATACTAGTGAAAACTTTAAATAAACATCAAATAATATAAGTTTATTTGGAAAGTTTTAGATATATTATATATGATAGTTCATTTGAATTTTAAAACCAACAATTATGAGTAATAACAATATGGAAGAAACTACTGTAGAAAAAGTAGACATTGACATTGATGAGGTATTTGGCGCAAGTGCTGATAACATTACGTTAGCAGAAGAAGAGCCAAAGAAACCTAATATGTTTTCAAGACCTGGAACTGAAGCGGATTTTTCATTTACGCAAGATAAAGAAGAAACTGAAGTAGCTGAAGAGGGAGCAGAAGTTGAGGCTAATGAAACTAATGTTAAAACAAGTGACGCTGAAATAAAGGCTGAAGGAAATGATATATTAGATGACATATCTATTGATACTGAAGAAGAAGTAGAAGAGCCAACAGTAGAAACTAGAGGTAGAAAACCAATTAACGGATTTACAGATGTGATCAATAGGATGGTTAAGTCTGATAGATTATTTGCATTTGATGATGAAAAACCTCTTGAAGAGTATTCAGCTAAAGATATTGAAGAACTTCTTGAAGCTAATTTAGAAGAAAGAGCTAATCAAGTTAGACGTGAAACACCTAAACAATTTTTTGAGGCTCTTCCTAATGAATTAAAAGTTGCAGCGCAATATGTTGCAAATGGAGGCACGGATCTTAAAAGTTTATTTAAAACTTTAGCACAGGCTGAAGAAACTTTTGAGATTGATCCATCAAATGAGACGGGTCAAGAAAGAATTATTACTGAGTACTTAACAAATACAGAATATGGTACTCCAGAAGAAATTGCAGAAGAAATAGAAATATGGAAAGACTTAGGTAAGCTAGAGCAACAAGCTATGAAGTTTAAACCTAAGTTAGATAAAATGCAAGAGAAGGTTGTAGCACAAAGACTACAAGAACAAGAACTTAAACAAAAGCAGCAAGCTGAAGCTTCTAAACAATATATGAATAATGTTTATCATACTCTAAAAGGTGGAAGTCTTGGGAGTATGAAACTTGATAAAAAGACTCAAGCGTTGCTATATAATGGTTTAGTTCAGCCATCATATCCTTCAGTTAGTGGTAAAAACACTAATTTATTAGGACACTTGTTAGAAAAGTATCAGTTTCAAGAGCCTAACTATACTTTAATTTCTGAAGCTCTATGGTTACTAGCTGATCCAAATGGATATAAGTCTAGAATCATGGAATTAGGAGCTAAGCAGAATACTGAAAAGACAGTTAGAAAACTTAAGATGGAACAAGCTAATAAGGGAACTGCCTCTCTAGGTGTGGCGGAAAGAGAAAAAGAAGAAAAACCAAAGAAGAGAGTAATACCCAAACCAACAAACATTTTTAAAAGGATTTAACAATCAAATAATAAATAACAACTAAAAACAATCAATTATGGCAACTCCAGTTTTAAACAATGGGATTTTCTTGAGAGACACAGCTTACAAGGCTTCCTCTCACGTTGATTCCTATCACTTGTCTCAGATGCTTGGTTCTTCAGAACCAATGGATATGGGACCTGTTGATCTATGGGCAATGACACAAAAAGTAGAAATGCCCCTCTATCAAATGGCATCATTTGGTGGTAAAAACACAATCATGGTAGATAATGCTCGTGGTGAGTACAAATGGCAAACTCCAATTGCACAAGATCTTCCTTTCATTGTTTCTAATATTGAAGCAGCGAATGATCTAGGAGCAGATGGTACTACTTTTAGAGTTAAACTTTCTAAGAGAGCTTTTGGTCACGGTGACATTATTACTTATGATAAGTACAACGGACTTGAAATGTACATTACTGCTGAGGATATTATTCCTGCTGGTGACGGGTTCATTTACACAGTTCAATTAGTAAATAACAATAACGCAGCTAGTTTAGATGCTTCTTTGTATTTGGTTCCTGGAACTAAGTATTTCAGAAAAGGTTCTGCTAGAGGTGAGTATGGTGAAAGATTCTCAGACCTTGAGACTGGATCTGGATTCCGTGAGTTCTACAACTTTGTAGGAGGAGCTGAAGCACACGTACACTATTCAATTTCTTCAAGAGCTGATTTAATGCTTAAAGGAGGAATGAATGCTGATGGTACTGTTCCAGTAACAGAGATTTGGAGAAACTTTAATCAAGATCCTAACAATCCATCTGTTTCTTCTATTGAAGAGTTGGTTGCAAGTATGGGTAAATCAGGAGCAAGAGATGCATTTGAAAGCGGTTCTTTATCAAGAACTTTCGTTACAAATATGGAAGCTGCTCACTTATCTAAAATTGCAAATGACATTGAAACTTACCTAATGTGGGGTAAAGGTGGTAGAATCAGACAAGACGGTCCAGATGATATTAGATTATCTGTTGGTCTTTGGTCACAGTTGGATAACTCATTTAAAAGAGTATACAACAAGTCTAGTTTCTCACTTGACATGTTTAAATCTGAATTGTATAACTTCTACCAAGGTAAAGTTGAGTTCAAAGGGCCAGACCCACAACGTCAGCTTATTGTACAAACAGGTATTGGTGGTATGCAACTAATCAACAAAGCTATTGCTGACGAAGTATATGGTTCTGGATTAGTTCAAAATGCAACTGATGTTGGTGCAGTAACTGGTAAAGGAATGGATCTAGACTTTGGATTTGCTTACACAAGCTTTACAATTCCTTTCCTTGCTAACGTTAAGTTTGTACTTAACCCAGCATTTGATAACTTACATACTAATGATATTGAGAACCCATTAATTGATGGACGTCCTCTTAGCTCATTCAGCTTTATCATTTTTGATGTAACTGATAACGGAAATGATAACATTCACTTGTTGAAATTATCATGGGATAATCAACTTAAGTGGTTCTACCAAAATGGTACAATGGATTATATGGGAAGAAGTCAAGGATTTGCTTCTACCGGACAGTTCAATGGATACAGAGTTTATATGACTCAGTGTATGCCAGCTATTTGGGTAAAAGATCCAACTAAAGTGTTGAAAATTGTAATGAGAAACCCGGTTACCGGAGGATCATTCTAAGAATAGTTAAATGGGGAGGTCAATCCTCCCCTTTTTTAACCCTTTAAAGCAATAAAAAATGTGGTGGAGAAATAGAAAAAAAACAGAAAAGGTTACTGAGTTTACAAATCAAGATGCTTCAAAACTTGTTGCTTCACAAAAAAGTGGTAAAGATCTAAAAGAGTATGCTGATAATACTGCTGCTCTTGCAGCTGGATTAGTTGAAGGCGATCTATATACTACTAGTGGTGCGGTAAAAATTGTAACAGCATAATACTCAAAAAACTTTTGCCGGTGCAAACCGGCATTAGAAATATTAATTAATAATGTACATAATTGTACTTTTGAGTAATAATTAATTTTTAAAACCAATAAAACAAATGGAAGATTACACTATTGTAGAAAAGTATCAAATAGGTAAAGATACTACTGTAGCTATTAGACCTTACTTTAATCCTGATAAAGAGAATATGGGATTAGAAACTTATGGTATGTCACTTCATGAAGGAGTGTGGCACCAAGAATCATTAGCATGTCTTGAACTAAACGGAATTAAAAGATATGTTACTGGTTTAAATGAGTTTGCTCCAGAAGTTAAAAAGTTATCACCTGGAGAAAGAGAGCTTAAAGTTAAAGAAATCAGAAAAGCGGTTGCTCAATTAGAAGCAGAACTTGCTGCAAATATCCTTGATCCAGAAGATAAAGATTTTTGGAATAAGGTTACATTACTAAAACCTGACAATGATAAGTTTTGGTCTAAAATAGAATTAAGATGCGGAAATGAGCCTGTATTTTTAGATCCTGTAAAAGATCCTTATGATTTAATTAAAATATATGCAATTAATGCAGGTGGATTTTCAATGATATCTAAATCTTTGAAAGAGGCTAAAAAGTCTCCAAATCCAAAGAAATTTTATTTAGATCAGCATGAGGAAACTGTATCTACTAGAACTGAATTTACTAAACTTAGAAATAGAGCAATTGGAAAGTTAGAAGAACTTTATGATAAAAACTCTAGTAAGCTTATGTATGTTGCAAAAGTTGTTGATGCAGATAGTGTGCAATATAGTAAATCAACACAGCTTGATATTATATATGAAAATATGGATGCTTATATTAATGGGGAAGGTACTGAATCTAGTAAGAAACGTGCAGCTCAATCATTTATTGAAGCATCTAAAGACACCATGAAAAATCTAAAACTAAGAGCTTTAGTTAAAGATGCTATGTTCTATAGATTTATTATGGTAAAATCTAACGGATGGATAGAACCTTTAGATAACAGCATACGTCTTGGTAAAGTACCTAGTGAAGTTGTTGAATATCTACAGAATCCAGAAAATGATGAAATATTAAAATCCTTAATGGATAAGATAGAACCTTATTGGAATGCATAATGGATAATGAAACTCTACAAATAAAACTTAAACAAAGGCTCAACAAGCTAGACAGCAATGATTATGATAACATTGAGAAATGGCAAATGATTGAAGCTTTTAATAAGGCGCAAGTAGAATGGCCTAGAAGGCAGCTACATGGCGGTAACCCTTATAAAGAAGGTGATGAGTTCTCTAAAAGAAGAATTGATGACCTTCAGGTTTTATTGACAGAGTTACCATTGACTGGTACTCAAACAGATACATACTTTGAAACAGACAACTTTCCTTTAACAGATTACTTAGAATTTAAAAGAGTAAGTGCTGAAGCAAAGGGTGAATGTTGTCCTGATAATCTTCCAATGTCAGTTTATTTATCTGAAGAGGCTAACATTAATCTAAATCTAAGAGATCCTTTAAAAAGACCCGACTTTGATTGGGCGGAAACATTCTGTACCCTATTAGGAAATAAGATCAGAATATATAGGAATACAGATTTTGATATTGTTAATCCAGTTCTAACATACTATAGAAGACCTACGTATATTGAGTTTGCGGGTACGTTAAATCCATATACAGGTGTAGTATCTACTGTAGATGTTGAATCTGAATTTAAGGATGATATTGTAGAACTAATATTAGATGAAGCTGCTGCTATCATTGCGGGTGACATTGATAATTACAATCAAATGCAGCGTGAACAACAAGCAGCTGAAAGATCTAACTAAATTTATTTTGTTTATAAAAAAACTTTTATTATATTATATATGTCCAAAGAGGACAAATTTTGTTTCTAATTTTTTAAATTTTTAATTATGGCTTATTTTAATCATGCATTTTGCAAAGCTTGGCTAGCTAAAGGAGCTGATCCAGGTGATGGTACTGCTACAAGCGCATTGACCGCTGGTCAATTTGGTCTTGTAGATGGTAGAACTTGGCTAACAGATGCTGCTGGTGACATTGCTAATGCAAAACATTTAGCTTATCTAGTAGGTGGTAACTACCATGCTACAGATAACATTGGTAACAATCCAGGACATGGAGGGTACCAAGAATCAATCAAATCAAAAGGAATTAACTTTAACTACATTAGTAGACTTGGTGTTGCTGAAGTGGTTCCAGCTGCTCAAGCAACTGCTAGCTTATCAGTTGGATCTACATGCGCTCCTTGTGGAGAGAACTTATTTGTTCGCGCAGATGTTAAAGGATCTCCTGCATTACGTTTCTTGAACCACAATGCTTATGCTATTGGTGATAGTTCAGGTGATGCTGCTGCTAATGGTGCAAGTCTTCCAGGAATTTGTTGTGTGGATGGACAAGACTATCTTGATCCTGCTGTAGCTTTAGCTACTTCTATTCAAATGATCTTGGCTGATCCAATTACTTCTCCTTTTATTGCTGAAGGAAGTAACGTTAGTGGAATTGCACTTGGTGCTGTTACTGGTACTGGTTATAGTACTGCAACTGGCGTTGCTACAACTGGTGGTACTGGTTCAGGTCTAACTGTAGATATTACTGCTGCTGGTGATATTACTGCTGTTGCTGTAGCTAATCCAGGATCTGGATATACTACTGGTGATGTAATTACAATTGTACAAGGTGGTGGTGCATCTGATAATGAAACTGCAACTCTTACAGTAACTGCTGCTGGTGTTATAGTTTCAGGAGGTTCTAACCCAGGTGTTTATACAATTGCTGAAATTCTTGATGGTACTTATACTCCATCTATTGATCCAGTAGGTGATGGTGTATCTGCTTCAGTTAATATAGTTGGTGCATTTGTGGGTACTTCATTTAACGACTGTTCTTTTGATACTAGAGATTTCTATAACAAAGAACCAGTTTCTATTATTCTTTCTGTAATGGATGAGACAGGAAATCCTTGTAATGACTGTGGTGTTGCTACAGCTACTCCAGGACAAATGGCTCAGACTCAAGGTGAGACTGTATTGAGAGACTTATTATTAACTGAGAGATATGCTCAAAATCCATTCAACCAAGGAAACAGAGATTCTTCTAGAATCCGTGAAATTGAAGGATTTGATCCTATCTTAGCTGCAGTTGATAGAACTAAGCTCTACAGAGTTTATTACTTACAACACAGTGTTCCACGTTTGAATAACCCTAGTGGTACGTTTGACAATGATCAGTACTTATACAGCGTTTACGTTGATGAAGATGATACTGATGCAGTTACAAACTTAGATACACTATGGTCAGAGATTGAAGCACAGTGTGCAGCTGTAGGTAATTATACAGTTGATATTGATACTGGACTTTAATTCTTTATCAAAACTAAATTGGAAGGTGAGATTTTATGTCTCACCTTTCTTTTTTTTCTGTAAGTTTTTTTGTATATTATTATTGTACGTATAATAAAATTTGTTCCATGGCTGAAAAGCATATCCTAAGTTTGGAAGTTCCCACTGTTGCAAACTGTGAAATTCTATCTATAAGAGATACAAGTCAGTATTCTGATATTGTGGCAAAAGATTGTCCAGAACTTCTTATTACAACGCCTGGGTTTAATAAGCCGGCACTAATTGAGGTTACTCCAGGTTTTGATCTAAATCTAGCAGGATGTGATTTACAAATACAAACTACAAACTGCGGGGAAGAAAACATAGCACTCCCAGATGGAGTTTATGTTATTAGATATAGCCTATCACCAAATGATAAGGCTTTTGTTGAATATAACCATTTACGTACCACTGCAATTTTAAATCTGTACTACGAAGTATTATGTGGATTGAATTTAGCTGATTGTGAACCATCATCAGATAAGGAAGATCTAATTAAAGAAATTAATTACTTACGTATTTTAATTGACTCAGCTAAAGCTCAAGTTGAATATTGCATTAATCCAAAGAAAGGGATGCAGATGTATGACTATGCTTTAAAGCGTTTGAGAAAGATACTTTGTACTACAACAGCTAACTGTTAAAACCAATATATATGAATTGTGCAAGTTGTAATAAAAGTTTTTCCTGTGGATGTCAAAAGACTAAAGCAAAAGATGGAAAGACTGTACATAAATCATGTCTTAGCAAGTATAACGGAACGCTTAATATATCAAGCAATAGTTTAACTAATACGTTAAATACAGCTAAGTCTAATTTAATAAAATAATGTCTGAAGAAAAGGTAAAGATAGAAAGTGAATTTGCAAATGCAGCGTATAAAGACTTTACGGCTGTAAGGTTTGGTTTAACACCATGCTGCTATTATGACTTTCAATCTATTACTATTAAACGTGAAGCATGTAATTGGGAGGAGCTGAAAAATGAGACTCTTACCAGGACGGAAGGTTTAGTTAGCCAGGCAATTAATTGCGATGATCTAGGATAAAAAAATAAAAATTATTATATTATATATATACTATGTTACCTTCAAACACAAATAATACTTCTCCTTGTACACCTGTTTCTTCAAACTGTGTGATATGGCAAGGTCCAGACATAGCATGCATTGATCTATGTAATGGTGATACAGTTAGTGACGTTGTTGCAAAACTAGCCACAAAGCTATGTGAAATTATTGATGCTTCTTGTCAATGTGAGCCAGATCTTACAGGTTTGGATGTAAGTTGCTTAACGGCAGAGACTCCCGCAGATCTAGTTGCAACTTTGCAATTATTTGTGGATAATATTTGTGCTAATGCAGATTCTAGTAATGACGGTAAAATAGATATTATTACTTTACCAAAATGCCTTCATTATAGAGATGAGCAAGGAAATCTAGTTACGGCATTACCTTTATCAGAATGGGGCTTATATATAGGAAATCAATTATGTAGTGTAATATCTTCATTAACAACCATAAATCAAAACTTTGAAAACCTATCTGATAGAGTTGCTACATTAGAAGCATGTGTTTTACCGTGTACTCCTAACTCAGAAGCTGATTTTACGGTTGTATCTAGCTGTTTATTCAAAGGTAGAGAAGTAAGTATATCAACTTTAATATTAGCAATTGAACAAGAGCTTTGTAAACAAATTACATCTGTTGGAGATACTGGTGTAATAAATGAAGGTATATCAGCTCAACCTATTAGCGCTTCATCTAAACGGTTATCTGTAATGGGTACGTTGGGTGAAATTGATGGTTGGAAGGATAACCCTAGAAATTTAGCGGAATCACATATAAATGTATGGAAGACAATAGGTGATCTTTATACAGCAGTTTCTGACATACAAGAAGCTCTTCCAAAAAATTGTGATGCTGCAAATTTTGCATTTACATATAATCCAATAGATAGCACAGGCAATGGTGTTCCGGATTCAATTAATTTAAACTTTCAAGCAACTACACTTCCTGATGGATTTACAGATTGCAATGGTTCAACCCTTGTTACTATAACAGATGCAGATGGAACAAAAGTTACCTCAAATATTAATGTTACTGGTTTAATTAATTCAAGCAGCGGAACTAATATTAATATTGAAACATTAAATAGACTTTCATCATTAAACTTGAATATTGCATTTTGTGTTACAGATGGAAACTCACAATGTTCTGATAATCAGCAAGTAATTATACCTTTATCAGCACCTTGTCCTAGTTCAGTTACTGTAGTTGGAGGTGCTAACAGTATACAAGTAAACTTTGCTAATACTTTAGGTACAGGGATATCATATAAAATAGATGCAACTAGTCAGACAACAGGAGTGCAGCTTGGTACTGTAACATTAAATAATCCTCCTACATCAGTTTCATATATATTTACCGGTGCTACTCCAGGAGATACATATAATGTTCAAATTACAGTAATAGCTGGACATAGTTCTCAAACAACATGTCCCCCAGAAGTAGTTTCAATACCTGGTGTAATTTGTAATGATTTACAGGTAACAACGCCATCTACAGCTTCTGTAGAATCTGCAGATATATTTTTAGGATTATACGATAGCGGTGTTACAGTTAGTAGATATTGGTATGATGCGACTGATGGTTTAATTAAAGAAGAAAATGTTGGTGCAACAGTTCCATGTGACTCTCCAATACTTTCTAGTCCAACTATGGATTATTTAGGTACACCTGGAGATGTTGCAGTTACTGTAAGTTATGGTACAGAACCTTCTCCACTTAGTGCTGAAATATCATGGAGTATTGATGATATAACATACAATGGTTTAACTAGTGGTGCTGACGGTTTAAGAACTATAGCAACTGGCCAGACTAGCGGATCTGTTTATATAAAGGTTCAGACAACATGTACAGGACCATTAGAAAGTGTTCCTTCTAAACTAAGATATGATTTTGCAACAGGAGTATGGACAACATTACAGAGTCCTCAAGAATGCCTTGAATCATCATTAACTACAGCATGTCCTGCAGGAACAGAAGTTGCAAGGCAATATTTAGAGTGTGGTATTTCTACATATACAGTATTTGGTGGATCAGCAGATAGCTATTGGTTCTATGTTGGTAAACGAGAAGTTCCTGTTCAAGGAACAAGATATCTTTATGCCGGATGGGATAATACTACTAATAGTGTTAGATCAGTAGTTGAATGCTGCGCTTGTCCAACGTTTATACTATCAGATAAGATTCAGGTATTATGTGGTTTGAATGGAGATAGTGTAGATGTTACATTACCATATGTTTTAGGAGCAGGAGAACCAAGCATGAGTGTAATAACTAATCCAGTATTAGGTACGGTAACTCAAGGTGCTATTGCAAATCAATTTACATATACTACTGTAAACCCATCAAGAAATGCAGATTATGCAGATACATTCCAAGTTCAGTTGCAACCTACGGTTCCAGGAACAGGAAATTGTTCTCTAGATACATTTACAGTACAAGTTCAAACAGTAAACTGTGATGTAAAACTAGAGCATACAAATCAAGATGTATATGTATTTGTTAATACTAATGGTATTTCATCGGCTAATGGAGGTTTAATTAAAAATGGATTTTCACAACTTAGAGCTTATTGGGCAACAGAGTTTGGATTTTCAGGTAATACCTATTTTATACCTACAGATTCTAAAAGATGGCTTGGTTATTTTAAAGCTGTTGTAGATGATGGGGCAAGCTGGATTCAGTCTGCTGATTTAGCATGGCAAGCTTTAGAAGATTTACCTACATCATGGCCAGGAGGTTCCGGTGTTGGTGTCTTCAAAAATGCGGCAAATGTTATAATATTTTCTAATGACTCAAGCGGAGATTATCATGACTCTACATTAGCTTCTGGATATGGAAGCGGTATATCAGCTCAACCAACAGTAAGCTACAAAGAAGATTATGATGCATTAATTGACATGTTGGATGGAACACAGACAAGTTTATGGGCTCAAGGTTTAGGTCTTACTCAAAATCAGTTCCCTGATGGATTATCAGCAACATTATATCCATTAGTTGTAAATGGTTCTGGAGCTGCAGATGCAGCCAACATATTGCAAATGATTTCAGCTTATACAGCTGAGTTAATACCACCAAGTAAATATGGTATTAAAACTGCACCGGACGTAACAAGCTATATACTCCAAGGTGTTGCAGCATCTATGCCTTACGCAGGAGCTACAACTCCAACAAATACAATAACTCAGTTATTTAACAAAACTAACTTTGGAACATTAGCTTATCTTGATCAAGAAGACAGCGCAGATCAATTTAATGAAATCAAAGATGGTGTAGGAGATTTTAGAATAAGATTAACAAGAGCATTAAAAGGATGCGCAGATGCGTATCCTGCTACAACTATACCAGCTTTGTCTGTATATGAAGTAGAAGATTGTTCAACAAGTGACGTATATTATGTAAGCATAACAGATCAAAGTTGTGGTACAATAGCAAATGGAAGTGTAATTAAATTAAATAATCCAGGAGCTACATTTTCACCAGGTGGAGGTAGAGCAGATTGGACAACACTAACTAATAAGTGTGTTACAGTAATTGACAACTGTTCTGCTGTAGCTGTAGAATTAGCAACAGATTTAGATAGCAGATATGATGTATGTGGATCATGTACACCTTAATAAATAAAAGAATTAAAAATGGCATGTAATTGTAATAAATGTAATCCGGCTAAACCTTGCGGTTGTTCAGATCCAGCAATCACTAATCCTTGTACATATACAGATTGTAGTGTAGGAAGTGAAAGATGTGTAGATGTACAGTGTGCAGAGTGTGTTAGCTATTGCGGTACTTCGTTTCAAATTGGAGCTACAGGACAAATAATTAAAATAGAAACTGGAGAAAGATTAGATTCAATAGTTCAAAAACTAGCTTTAATGATAAGTTCTGGTGTAGGTGCTTGTACAGCAGATGACGTGCATCATGCACCTTACAATGTATATGCGGCAAATATAACATCTAACTCTGCGGTAATATTATGGAACGGTGAATCAACACTAACTACTCAAATAGAAGTATTTGTTGATTCAGGATCTGGATATGTTACGGCAGGTACAGTTAGCCCTACAGTTTTACAATTAGCATTAACAGGATTAGTTGCAGCAACTGATTATAAAGTTAAACTAACATCAACAGATGCTGGAGCTGCTACTTGTGATAGTGTAGAAATATTATTTACGACATTATAACAGAGGTGATAATTTGTTGGTTTTTTATTACCAAAGTTGCAAAGCCCGGATTATTCTGGGCTTTTTTTTGATAATTAAGTATATTTATACTCTAAACTAAAATCTTATGACGGATTTAGAAAAAAAAGTAGTAGAGTCATTCAAATGGAAAAAGGATAGCTCTTACTGCGCTAAAAGAATTGGAATTAGTGTCAGCAAATATTGCAAAATTAAAAAACAATTAAAAATCTTAAATAATCCAAAACATAATTCTAATGTTGATTTAGATAATGGTAGAGCTACATATTCTATAGATTGTGCAATAGAACCCAAAACTCCTGAAGAAATAATAAAACTTCTAAAGATTGATACTAACAAGTGGAGACTATCTAATTACTGGAATAAACAAATACATAATGGCTGGAGAGTTTCAGCTTTAGTAACACAAATAAAGGAATCAACAGAAGAAAAATTAATTAAAGATCTTCTTGATAACTGGAAGCCAAAAAAATATAAGCTACCTGAATTATACAGACCAAAAGGTTTTGAGATTGCCCCAAAGAGACAAGATGTCTGTGGTATAATGTCTCTCCAAGATATACATTTTGGTAAAGAAGGTAATGAAACTGTAGACAAAGATTTTGAAGATGCAATTAGCTATCTTATTAGTAAATCTATAATATTATATAATATTAAAGTTTTGTACTTTGTTGTTGGAGGAGATCTAATAAATATGGATACTTTTAGTGGAACTACAACAAGTGGAACTCCTTTAGATAATTGTATGACTGCAACAGAAGCATATGTGCAAGCCTTTGACGCAATGCACTGGGCAATTAATTTATTAAAACTGTATTGTGAAGAAGTTGTTGTTGTATTTGTACCTGGTAATCATGATAGGTTATCATCTTTTCATTTAGTTCATGCTTTAGAAAAATCAATAGATGACGAAAACATCAAATGGGATACAAAGTATGAAGAGAGAAAAGTTCATGTATGGCATAATAACTTTAATGCTTTTGAACACGGGGATGCAACTAGTAAAAATACACCCATAATTTATGCTACAGAATTTCCAATAGAATGGGGTACTGCTAAAAATAGAACTTTATTTACTGGACATTTTCATCAAAATAAAAAGGTGGAGTATATTACAATGGGTGAAACAGCTGGCTTTATACATAAGACATTACCAAGTTTATCTAAGACAGATTATTATCATTATCATAAAAAGTATACAGGGAATAGAAGATCTGGTAAATTAGAACTTCAGCTGCCTGATAAAGGAAATATTTGTGAGCTTACTTATTTAGCTGATTAAACTTTAAGGTTTAACTTTTATAAGTGCTCTTTTTTTTGTAAATTATAATATAAGAACTATGACTAAATTTTTTAAGAAGCCCGATCTAAATGCTCCTAGATATAGAGAGAAAAGATTAAGTCTTTTAAATAAAACATTATTAAATGAATTTAAGGAAAAATATCCTAAGTATCAAAGTATAGATAATGAAAGACTTAAAAAGATAATAAGGCTTTATAATAAGAATTTATGGAATGGTGTTATTGATAATAGAGATGGTGTAGAATTACCGGACTCATTAGGCTACTTGTTTATTGGGAGTTGCTCTCCTGCTAAATATAACAAGAAGAATATAAACTATGCTGAGTCAAATAAATATGGTAAAGTTCTGCAAAATAATAACTGGGATACTGATGGTCACATTGGTAAGATATTTTATACTAATGCGTCAGCAAAGTATAAGTTTAAAAATAGAGAGCTTTGGAAGTTTGAAGCTTGCAGAGAGTTTAAAAGATCTGTTGCAGCTGAATATCCAAAGGATTGGACAAAGTATACAGTTATACAAAATAAATATCAGATAGCACATCTGTATCAAGATAAGCTTGATCCAGAATTGCTTGAAGATTATAATGAATTTGATATGTAATTATGGCAACAACAATTGGAGAAGTTATATCAAGAGTACGTGGTCAAGTAAAAGCAGAGGTACAAGATGCCTTTGTAACAGACCGCTATGTATATAGCTTAGTTACAAAGTATGCTCAAATGTTTATGCGTAGACAAGATTATGCAAATAAACTAATGAAGTTTAATGCTGTTTGGAAATCTTTGCCATACGTAGAACTTATTGAAGTGGACAAGGTAGAAGCTCAATGTACAGGTATTGAAAGTGGTTGTACAATAAAAAGAACCAAAGAAAAGTTGCCTGATATGATTGAAGGTTATTGGGGTCCGCTAATTAGAACAGTGAGTTCAATTGATGGATCTATTGAGGCTCAAGGAACACAACCTGGCACTTATACTTCAATTACAAAAACTACTTCTTTTAAATATAATAAGAAAAAATATTGGTGGTACTTAAATGGTTATTTGTATTTACCAAATGTTGATTGGGATGCAATTAAATTTGAAGGTGTATTTGATGATAATATTGGAGCATGGCTTTGTGAACAAGAAGAATGCATTCCAAGATATAATCAAGAAATTAATATACCGGATGCATTATTTGCAGAAATAGAACAAGCTGTTGTTCAAGCAATGATGTTAACAGTACAAGTACCAGTTGAAGACGGAGATAATAAAGTAAATGTAAATAGATAAGACATGGATGCAATTTATAATAGCATGGGAGTAAGAGTCCCGGGAATGTTTAAGAAAGGTGGATCTGCACCTAAAGGATATCATTTTATGCCAGATGGTACATTAATGAAAGATTCTGATCATAAAATGAAAAAAGGTGGTCCAACAAAAGATGCTTGTTATAAAAAAGTTAAATCTAGGTATAATATTTGGCCTAGTGGTTATGCTAGTGCAGCTCTTGGTAAATGTAGAAAAGTAGGTGCCTCAAACTGGGGTAATAAAAGTAAAAAGTAATGGCTTATAGAAAATCTGAAAAAGGTGCTGCTATTAGGCGTTGGTTAAAAGAAGATTGGACAGACCAGCATGGTAGAGAATGCGGTAGTTCTAAAACCAAAGGTGTAAAAAAATGCAGACCAAAAAATAAGGTTTCTAGTAAAACACCAAAAACTTGGAAAGAGGTTGGCAGCAAAAAAGATTCCCTTGTTGCTGAAAAACGTAGAGTTGGAATGGGTAATAAAACAGGTAAAGCAAAACATGGTGGTGAGCCGTGTTTTACAAATACTGGAGTTAGAATTCCAGGAATGATTAAAAAGAAATAATATGGAACCAGTATATAATTCAATGGGTGTTAGAGTTCCCGGCATGTACAAGAAAGGAGGTTCTACTCCTGCTTGGCAACGTAAGGAAGGTAAAAATCCCAAAGGAGGATTGAATGCAAAGGGTAGAGCTAGCTACAATAAAGAGACTGGCGGTAATCTTAAAGCTCCTAGTAAAAAGGTTGGTAACAAAAGACGTGCTTCTTTTTGCGCTAGAATGAAAGGTATGAAAAAGAAACTAACATCAAGTAAAACAGCTAATGATCCTAATTCAAGAATTAATAAATCATTAAGAGCTTGGAACTGTTAAAATTTTAAGTAATGAGTATATCACATAAATATAGAACCTTTGATTCATTGTATGAAGATGTATCTGTTGACTTTGCAAACTATGCTCTGGAAAATATGATTGATCCAGCTCAGTTAATCAAAGTTGCTACAAGAGTAAACTATGATCTGGGCTTAAGAATACATAGAACTAAAGAAGTGGTTCTTGATATAGAACATGGTAAAGCAAAACTACCATCTGACTTTGCATATTTAAATTATGCATTTAGATGTGGTGAATATACTATTGCAGATAGACCACCATCAGGGACACACATAGAAACATTTAATGATGTACCATATGTTCCAGCTCCTGGTGAGTCTGGGCCATGTGAGGATCCTGAATGCAGAGATGTATGTGTAATTAAAACATGCGATGGTAAAAATGAACACCAACTTGTACAAAGAATAAATTCATCTCAGTATAGAACCTTTACTGCATTTATGCCGTTAAGGATTGATACTGTAAATGATGCAACATGTGACTGCCCTAATGTAGGAATACAAGCTCATGATATAGCTGAAATAAAAGATGGCTTTATGGTTACAAGTTTTACAACGGGTAAAGTATATATAAGCTATCAAGGTGCAATGGAAGATCATAATGGAAATCTTTTAGTATTAGATCATCCTTATTGCAATGAATACTATGAGTATGCATTAAAGCAACGCATACTTGAAAATATGATATTTGCTGGTGAGAATGTATCTCAACAGTTAGGCCTAATTGAGCAAAGGCTAAGAGCTGCTAGAAATAATGCTCTAGGATTTATTAATACTCCAGACTTTGCAGAACTTAAAAAAGTATGGCTGCTTAACAGAAAGGCGCAATATCATAATTACTATAATATGTTTAAGAGCTATCCTCCTCATGGAAACCGTCTATATAATCTAAGTTAAAATGGCAAAACAGCAATCAACATCTTCTACTGAGGTAAATGCTACAAGTAAAGGAATGCAAAAAGATTTGTTTCCTACCTATTCTCCTAAAGAACAATGGAGTCATGCAAGAAATGCTGCAAATAATTCTGTTGATGGTGATATAGGTGTTATTGGAAATGAACCTGCTAATTTACTTTGTGCTATAATACCTTATACAGTTATAGGTACTATTCACACTTATGGAGATCAATGGGTTATATATTCAACAGATGATATAGATTCAGAGATAGGTATCTTTGATGATAACAAATGTGAATATACTACGCTTGTAAATGATAGATGTTTAAGCTTTAATAGAAAGTATTTAATAACAGGTGCAGCTAAAGAAAACTATGATTGCACTTGGCAGGTATATTGGGATGATGGAAATAATCCATCTAGAACCTTAAACATAGATGATATTCCTTATATACAGGAAGTTGTATCCGCACCAGGTGCAGATTGTGTGTTATATGAAGATACTACAGTATTAGATTGTGAAAAAATAAGATTAGCTCCTCTATTAGATACACCATGTGTAAAACTAAATAAAAACGTAGATGGTGGTCAACTTAGAAATGGAAGCTATCAGGCATATATAGCATATGTTGTAAATACACAACGTGTAACAGATTACATTGGTGTTTCAAATATCCAAGCTTTATTTGCACACAAAACAAATGCAGGATCATTAGATATTGAAATAACTAATTTAGATAAAGAGTTTGAAGAGTATGAACTTGTAATATTAGCTGATAATCAAGGTCAAAAGGTTGCTACAAGAATTGGTGTATATAGCACTGAACAAACTGTAATATCACTTGACTTTATAAGTAATTCAGAAACAACAGATGTAACACTTAGAGATTTATTTCTTAGAAGACCTGCATATGAAAAGTCTGATTCAATGTATGTAGTTAATGACTACTTAATTAGACAAGGTCCCACAGAACAGTTTGATTTTAACTATCAACCAATAGCAAATAATATTCAAACAAATTGGGTTGTTGCAGAATATGATGCTGAATATTATTACAAAGGGGGGAATAAAACTCAATTTATGAGAGATGAGGTTTATTCCTTTTTTATACGTTGGATTTATAATACAGGAGAAAAATCATTATCATATCACATACCAGGAAGAGCTCCTGCATTTAATGGATCTAATCAATTTAATCAACCATTAGCAGAAGAAGGTCCTGCTTCTGGAATTAATGTAATAAGTGAATCTGGACAAGAGTTTAATTTTCAAACTTTTAATACAGCTTCAATAACAGCTGGTAACTTATCAGAACCTACAGAAGATGGAGGAACCGTTATTGCTAGAGGTCAGATGGCCTACTGGCAATCAACAGAAAGATATCCTGCAACAGATCCTGTTAGATGGGGTGATCTATGTGGTAAAGAAATAAGACACCATAAATTTCCAACAGAAGAAACAGCGCCCGCCTTACAGCTTTCTGCAGATACGGGAGCTACCATAAGAATACTAGGAGTAGAATTTAGCAATATAGAAAGACCTAAGTTTAATGATGGTACATATATACCAAATGTGGTAGGATATGAAATACTAAGAGGATCTAGACAAGGGAATAAGTCAATACTTGCTAAAGGCATATTTAGAAATATGCGTGAGTATGATATTCCTGATAATGAAGGCGTATTTGGACCAAAAATTGGTTTATATCCAAACTTCCCTTATAATGACCTAAGACGTGACGTATATCATCACGAAGGCCTTCCAAATCAATTGCCTGACTTTATACCAGGCGGCTGGACATTTCAAGTTGATCCTGTACCTAGAACAGAGGGTTGTGATAATTGGAATGCCTCAATAAGTAACTTTCCTCCATTGCCAAAATATAGAAGAGATGTATTTACATTTCATTCTCCAGAATTAATGTTTAAGAGGCCATTCTTAAATCCATATGAAATGAGAATATATGGAGCTTATTCAGGAGAAAGTGTTGGTAGTTTTAAAGCTAGTGAAGAACATCCTCAAAATAAACTTTTAAGAAATTTTGCAGCTGTTATTGCTGGTATAATTGGAATTGGTTATGCCATAGGGCAAATGCAAGGTACTCAGAGAGTTGAAAAAACAGATGCTACTAATGCTAATACACCTTGGTTGCCAATATGGCTATTAGCTGGATTAGGTTCTTCAGGTACAAACGCTCCTGGTGTTAACATTGCAGCCACAGCTTCGCAAGCAGCTGTTGGTTCAGGTACCATAGGAATTAATACGGCTTTAAATGCTTTGCTGGAGGAAGCTGGAAAATTTGCAGATTTACTTGGTACTGGTGGTGCAACCAGCGATGCAATTAATGTTATAATAGGTGGAGTTCAACAAGGTCTTGGTTTACTTCCTGGTATGACAGGTGGAGGTTATAGAAGAGAATATATAAAAGATAAGGATTCATCACTATTGCCTGTAACTATAAAATTAATTACAGGTGTATTAAATTCTAGGACTAATATTGCAATTGGGGCTCAGAAGATAATAGATTTAATGTATAATCTTGTTGCACCAGAAGATTTTGCATTTAAATTTAATTCATACGGATTATTTGATTCATATCATAAAACACAAAGTGGTGTAAGATTTAGATCTAGAAATGTTCAATCAAATTATATAGGTAATACATTTACAGTATTTAATACAGATTATAAAGTAAATAATTTATTTAGACCTGATACTGTTGTTATTCAAACCAAGGATGTTTTTGCAAATCCTCAAGTTTTTGGAGCACCTGTAGATAAATCTAGATATTGTATAGGTGGAGATGCTGATAATGATTATGGTGATCAATTCATTAATAATCCAAATGCAAAACAATCAAAACCAATATCAGCATTATATGGAGCTTTAAAATTTAATTATGATAATCAATATGGGCAAATAGAAGGTATTAAGCAAGTATTAATGAACGGATGCCTTTATCAAATTGATTTAACTAAGCCAGATAGATTTAAATATGAAACAGGGCCAATATTTAGTGGAGACACATATGTAGGAAGATACACTGAAAAAACAATCATGCCAATATTCAGTGACTTTTTATATGGACAGCCCGATCAATACCCATATAACTATCTACAAAGAATAAACATACCGTATCCAAGATTTTGGATGGATACAAGAAAATATGATACTACAGCATTAGCTACCGAACTTTCAACATTATCTTTAGCAAATGGTCCAGGATTTGGTGATGCCTTACCAAATGATTTATTTTATCTAGATAGAGGTAATAGCTGCGGTAGTGGTTTGGCAGATATATTTGATACCAAGAAAGGTAATAGTGCATTTGCAATGCGGTATGCTTATATGTATACACATGTAAATGGAGTATTAGACTTTTTTGTTGAGTCTGAAGTAAATTTACCTCAACGAGATTGGGAAGATACTAGAGCGGGTAGATACTATGATAACTTTAGATATACAGATGTAGATGAATTATTTCATGCAGAAATCATAAAAGAAGATAATACTTATGTTTATGACTATTCATTAAGTGCATCTAGATTTATTACTAACTTAATTCCAGGTAGTGTAATTCAACCAAGAGATTATGATCCTGAGATTGCAGAGACTTGTTTTTCTTACTATCCAAAAAGATTAATATATTCTCTTCAAGCGCAGGAAGAAGCAAAGAAAGATTTTTGGAGAGTATTCTTACCTAATAACTTTAGAGACTTTAAAGATCAAGTTAATGTAATTAAGCCTATTAATAAAAATGGAGCTGTAATATTTTTCCCTTATCAATCACCTCAAATGTTCCAAGGAGTTGATCAATTACAAACAGATCTAGGAACTAAAATTACTTTAGGTGATGGTGGGTTATTTAACCAAGCATTTCAAAATTTAGTAAATTCTGAAATGGCAAATGAGTATGGATCTTGTGAAAGCCAAAGAGGTATAATTAATAGTCCATTTGGTTTCTTCTTTATATCACAAGCACAGGGTAAAATATTCCAACAGAATGGTCAAAGTTTAAATCCAATATCTAATAAAGGAATGAAATGGTGGTTTGCAAAATATTTACCATCAAACCTTATACGTCAGTTTCCTGAATTTGAATTTAGTGTGCTTGCAGACAATCCAGTCATTGGAATTGGTTGCCAAGTAATATATGATATCACAGATGATATTGCATATTTTTGCAAAAGAGACTTCACATTAAAAGAAGAATATGAAGGTTTAGTTACATATGATAGTGAATTAGATTGCTTTGTAACTAACGGCAATCTTCCTGTACCAGAAAAAAATATTAGAACTCAAGAAAGGATTCCTATTTTACCACCGCCAATATCAGAGAATGTACCAGGTCAAGGTGAAGCTGTAGATCAAGATCAACCAGTAACTCCAGGCAGCAGAAGATGTATTGAAATAGGAGATCCTATTTATTTTGATGACTGTTCTTGGACAGTAAGTTATGATCCAAAAGCAGAAGCTTGGATATCATTTCATGATTGGCATCCTGAATTATGCATGTCTAGCATAAATCATTTCTTAACTACAAAAACAGGTACAACAGATATACCTCAATGTCCTCCGGGATTTGTATATAATGCAGATTTAGAGAAATGTGTAAGACTTATAGATGCAACAGAGGATGCTGTAGTTTCTGTAGATGAATTAGCAATTGGAGTTCCAGATAGATGTCCTGAAGGATTTACATTTAATGAAGAAGCTGGAGTATGTGAAAAAATTACAGAAGCCCCTGCAGATTGTGGTGATCTAGCAACAGTTTTAAAGTCTGGTACAAATTTTAACTATGGTAAATTTGGAGCTAGATTTTATGAAAGTACATTAGGTAGACCGCTTCCTATTGCAGCAACTGCTGTAGGAGGATATAAACTAGAGGATGCAAACGGTACTGAATTACTTTATCCTTACACAACATCTGGAACAGGTGGTGGAACTGGACCTTTAGTTCCTTTATGGCAAGATAGACTTAATACTATTGGAGCATGGGCAGAAAATAATGCAAGTGGTAATGATGAACCTGTTCTAGAGTGGATTGGATTTACCATATGTATAACAGTAAGCCAAACTAAACAATATTCAGTAGGTTTGGCTGCAGATAATAGATGTAGATTTGGATTAAATGGAACTATTGTTGCAGAACTTGAGGCTGCCGATAATACAAGAAACTTTAATTATTGGCATGTTATTCCAATTACACTTCAAGCTGGAACAAATGTAATTACACTAGAAGGATATAATGCAGGCTCTGATGCTGCATATGGATCAGAAATATACGATGCAACTCCTGAAGAATTGTCTAATATTACAACACAAGGCGAGTTAGATCAAGTATTAATATTTTCTACATTAGATGTCATAAATAATGGAGGCGCATTTGATTTAGGTGAGGGTGATATAGGATGTAGTTGCCCAGATGGATTTGTTTTATCAAATTGTACTGGTGCATTGCAATGTGTTCAAATTGAAACAGCAGAACCCCTTACAGATTGCAATTGTCCAGAAGATTATACTTTAGTTTACTTTAATAAAGATGAACAAAATTTTACATTGCCCGATGGTGACTGTTTTGATGAAGAACTTCCTCCACCATTGTGTAGAAAAGTAGAATGTTTATGTCCTCCTGGGCCAGATCCAGATGCTATTGTTACTCAAACTGGTCAATGTGATGATGTATATCAAGCTGGACCAAACGGAAATAGATTATATATAAATCCAAATCCAAGAAAGTGTACTTATAAATTACAAGAAGAAGCAGAACCTAATTTTAAAGTAGGCGGAATTTGGAGGCACAATTATAGATGTGACTTATTTGCAAATTACTATGATGTAGATTACCCATGGGAAGTTGAACTAATTGAAAGCACCGGTCAAAATGTTATGACATTAAGAAGCGTGGAGTACCAATTAGAAAGCTATGTGTATAAAGGGAATCAATTCAATGCATGTGGTGATGATAAATGGCATGATTTAGATTTTAATTTTGATGAGTCAATTATTTATAATAGTGAACAAGTGTCAGGACTGTTAAGGCTAGAGCTAAGTCCAAAAGAAGATCCTATCAATGCATTAACATATCCAATTATAAATGCAAATGATATTCAAATATTATATTCAAAAGAAGAACAAAAATATAGATTCAATCAGTTCTGGGATACAACCAATGACAGAGGTGAGTTTAGTAATGCTGAACAAAATATATTAATAACACAATGTAATGGTTATATTAGA